AAAGCGCTGGTGCAGCGTGTTGTCGATGCTGGTGTTGCTGTACATCAGACGTTGAGCCCGAAGTACATGGTTTCAGGCTGAGGCTTCGGCAGGGGCGCGAACTCATACCGGCCCTGCACCATGCCGGGGAAGAGTTCGGACATGGCCCAGATAAAGGCGTCGGCGCGGTTCGGCGAGTTGTCGCCGGTATAGCCGTAGGTCGAGAAGGCGCAAAGCTCGTCTTCGAGGTCGGGGAAGTGGCCGACGAAGCGCACCTTGCCCTGCTCGGAGAGCGACGAAATAGGCTCGGCGCGAATGGCTTTGCCGCGGCTCGCCGTCACGGACTTGTACGGGATGTTCGCCTTGGCGGTGCGGACGACGTGCTGCACCATGGCGCCGCCGTAGTTGACCTCGCCCACTACGATGTCGGCGGCGTGGCGGTCAAAGGCTGTCGCGACGACGCGCCCCCAGGTGGCCGGGCCTGCCTTGATGGTCAAGTCCTCGATCACGTAGCCACGGCCGTCGGTGCCCAGCGCGGCGACGATGATGCCGATGGCGTCGTTGCCCTCGTTCTCGGTGTCCCCGGAGCCCGAGGGATCGACAGCGACCACGATGCGCTGCCAATCCGGCATCTCGCCGCTAATCCGTGCGCGGTCGATCCCTTCCAGGGTCCAGAGGGCGTTGGGGTTTGTGTCGCCAAACTCGCCGGCCATGAAGCGCTGACGCATGCGGGCCGGCAGGGCTTCGAGCGTGTTGAGGTAGTCCGCGCTCAGGTTGTCGGCGTTGTCCTCCGGGTTCATACGCATGCAGGCGTAGTCGTCCGGATTGTCGAGCGGCTTGCGGGTGTTGGGGTCGCGCTTCAGGACGAACAGCGAATACGTCCAATGCCCTTTCGACGGCGGGTTCTCGTCGTAGTACATGCGGACCGGCAGTTCGTGGGTCTTGCCGTCGAGCACGTAGGTGCATTTCTGCGCGAGGCGGGTCATAGCCGTGCCGCGCGCCTCGAAGGAGATCTGCGAGACCTCGTTGAGTCCGATGGTGGCGAACTCCTGGCCCAAGATCTTCTCGGTGCGGTCCTTGTCGTCGAGGCCGCCAAACCAGAGTTCGGAGCCGTTCGGGAAGGTCGCGAACCAATCGGTGCGGTTGATCTCGTAGGGCACGCCGGGGAAGCAGATCGACATGACCTTGGGGAAGGTGTCGCGAACGATGGACGCCTTGATCTGGTTGAAGTGCAGGCGGAACATCGCATGCCGCGATTTCGGCGCCTTCAGCGCACGCACGACGATGGCGCGGACGATGTTGAAGGTCTTGCCGGAGCGCGAGCCGCCGTACAGCATGACGTGGCGCGCCGAGCCCAGCATGCGGGTCGCTTCGACCTGCTTGGCGGTGGGCTTATAGGGCTGCATCGTCCTTGCTCAGCGTCAGCGTGATGGCAGCGCCGTCCTTTCCGGTGTGCTCGACGCGATCTGGATAGTCAGCGCGGAATCGGTTCTTCATCTGAAAAATGAACGCCGTCGCGCTGCCCTTCTCGATGACGCCGGTCACGAGGTCACGGCCGCGCTTCTCCCACCACACCTGCGCGTGCATCTCGGCCTGCTCCATCGCCTCGTCGAATTCGGGATGCTTTTCGCGCCAGTAGTCGAGGGTCTTGCGGGAAGCCCCACAGGCGACGGCAATCTCGGTCTTCGAGGCGCCTTCCTGCCCCTTGGCGATGGCAATGGCGCAGCAGTCCGGGCGGTACTTGGTGGGCTGACCGTATTGGCCGATGCGCTTGGGCGGAGGGGCTGGCTTGCGGGCGGCCATTATTGATTTGCGCGCAGAGAGGCGGCGTCCATTGCCACTTGAAGGCCCGCGTCGTCTAAACCTCGGAGCATTCCTCTGGCGCTGTCCATGAGGCCGTTATCGAGCATGAAATAGACCACATAGCCAAAAGGCGGCTCGTGCTGGACTCTCATCGCCCCGCCATCTGCAAGAGGCAGGTCGACACTCTTGTGGTTACCACAGCAACTCGTCGCATCCCACGGAATCTCTTCAACTCTCACCACCACCGCACCGAAGCCGTCGCGGGCTTCCTGCTGCTGCTCGATCACCAGGGCATGACGCAGATCACCCGCACGCATCACGCATAGACCGCCGGCTGAATAGTGGGCGGGCGGATTTTCAGCGTCGCGCCGTTGGTGGTGTTGAGATCCACGAGCATGAACCCGACCGCGTCTTCGACATCCTGATAGCCGGCCATCTGCGGTTCGCCCTGGCAGATGAGGCCCGACCCGATCCCGAAGATGGCCGCGAGCGCGCTCGCCGAGCTGCCGGCCGTTGCCTTCACCCAGAAGGTTGATCCAGGGTTGGCGCGGAACGGCGACTCCAGGATCACGCGACCGTTCACGGCTCGCGCGGCAGTGTGGTACTCCGCGCGCGTCAGGTAGGCGGCGGTGCCGGCCACCACGGTGTTGATGCGGTTCGCGACTTCCTTCGCGGTAACGGCGCTCGCCAAGGCCGCGCCGGTCGAACAATCAATGTCCGCCGTCGCGCCGATGTTGGCGTAGTTGACGACGATGTTCTTATTCACGCTCAGATCGAACGGCTCGGTCATGAGCCCGCGAATGTAAGCACGGCTGTACTCGCGGCGGTTCGGCCACGTGAAGCGGAAGCGGTAGAGCCCCGACCGCGCGAGATACGGGCCGACCAGCACGTTGCTCGCGCCCGGGTCCATATCACGGTACCTACCGCCCGCCAGGGACGGGCCGCGCCGCGTCTGGATCTGGACACGCACACCATTGCCCACCGCCGTCGAATCCATCTCGACGTACATGGTGAGCTCGTAGGTCTGCCCCGGCACCAGCATGAGATCCTGAGCCAGCGGCAATTGCTGCGATCCGATGGCGGTGATGTTCAGCACGCCGTTCGAATCAATGGAGACGGTCGGCGTCGTCGCCGTGCGGATATACCAGCCCGCCACGGACTTGGCATCGCCCGCGTTCGACGCGATCGACACGCCGCCGTTGCGCAGCTTCGGATTGAACACAATCGAACGCGGCTCGCCCGCCATCGCCGCCACGCGCGGCAGCTCGGACGGCGTGCAGGTTATCAGCTGGCCCGCATTGATCAGCGTCTCACAGTGCACCAGGAAGGCGTTGAAAATGGACTCCGACGAACCCCAGCCCGATCCCGGCGGTTGCGGGTTCAGGTTGTAGCCGGAGGTGCCGTCCACCTGGAGCCAATGGCAGAGCAGGAACATAAGCCACGGGCCGCCATCGACAGCGGCATCGACGTACCCCTTGAGGATGGTCAACAGCAGCGGCGAGTTCGGCGCGTCATTGAGATCCTTGTGCGGCACCCAGCCACCCCAGTCGCGGACTCGAGCGAGCGGCACCTGGAGCGGGTTGATCGACAAGCGGCTGATCGGATCTCCGCGCCAGATTTCGTACTGCAAGTGCCCGTGCGCCATCCACGGATAGAACTCACCGCCCGACTGCGCGAACGCTTTCGGGTTGAGCCCCTGGGCCACCATATCGTCGTGGGCCTTCTGCACGTTGCGATCCACCACGTACCAGCCACTCAACCCCATATCGAGCCGCTGCCAGGAATTGGTGCAATCGCACGCGGCGATGTTGCGCAGATCGCGCGACTGCTCGCCGCCGGTCGTGTAGTTGTTATAGGCCGCGCCCGCGCCGGTCGAGCCGACGGAGCCATCGCCCCAGGTGTTATCGCACAGCTTGGCCTGCCAGTTCGACGTGGTGCCGTCGCTCGGTTCCTTGAACGCGTTGATCGCCGCCACCAACTCGGACAGCGTGTCGTAGCTGGCATTAGTCAGCGAGAAGGACGCGACCTGGACCCCATCCTCCGTCAGCGTGAGAACGTTGCTGCTGATCGTGCACATCGCGGTGATGCGCTCGGTGCCGGCCGTCTGCGAGTGCTGGATCATGATCCCGCTGGACGCCGGGACGTTCCACCCACGGAACGGCACGATGGACTGCGTGCTGCTCAGCATGGTGGCTTCGATATAACGGCACGTCCAGGTGACGGTGTTATCGGTCGTGGTCAGGCCGATGCCCTTGTTCCAGGTCGGTTCCGTCGTCGCGTGCGAGGTGCCGCCGGTCGTGCAGACGAAGTAATAGCCATTGTTCGACACGGCGCGCCGGACATCGCCGACGGCGTAGACCGTGCCCGTGGCCCAGGCGGTTTGCGAGTAGCCGGTGTCCGCGACCGAGCCCTTGATCCCCATGCCGGTGATCATGCACAGGTTCGCCGAATCCTCCGCGCCGGTCAGCTCGGGAGCGAGCGACGCTTGGTACTTCCCGCCAGCCACCGCGTTGAACGCATCGACGACTTTCTGCAGCGTGTTATAGCTCGCGTTGGTCAGATCGAACGACTGATTGTCGCCGGCCGCGCCGGTGCAGGTGGTCGAGAGCGTGCGCGGATTGCTGGTCGAGATCGACAGATAGACATCGGTGCCCGAGCCGTTGTAGCGCACGGTGATGCCGGACGAACAGCGCATCCAGCTCTGAAAGTGCCGGCCGCCGTGATTCACGATCTCCACGCCGCGCCGTTCCAGCTCGCCGATCTGCGCGTAGGACATGCGGCCCGACGCGCCAGGGAAATCACCGCCAGGGTCGCAGGTGTTGATTGCCATGTAGGGGCGGATGCCGCGGTCGAGATACATCGCCGCCATGCCGTCGGAGCCGTCGGTACCATACCACTGGATGTAGGCATGGTCGCCGCCGATGATTAGAACTGGGAGAGAAGTATCCGTTACGGAAGCCGTGAACGAGATAGGGAGGCCCTTCTCATCGACCAGACGAACGTCACCGCTCATCAGGACACCCGAACCGGAATGGTGAGGGGAGGCAATACCGGCAGCGTTACGGACGCGCCAGATTCAGTAGCGAAACGAACTTCCCCGCTCACTTCTTGCACCCCTTCGGGGTCGGCTTGGGTTTCGCCTTGGGCGGCAGGAGCTTGCGCAGTGCGGGTGACGGTTTCTTCACGGAGCCTCCGAGGCGGG